CGTAGAATACAAAAAGAAAAGAAACAATTAGAAATCAAAACTAAAATTATTGAAAGATCTGGTTATGAAGAAGTCTTTACTGTTGATGGTGATATGACAGGCAGTAGTTCTGATTATAATCAAATTAAAGACTCAGTGCAAACAAGGATGAATTATCAGTGAAGATTGCTATTATTACAGACCAACATTTTGGTGCGAGAAAAAACTCAAAATTATTTCATGATTACTTTTTAAAATTTTACGAAGACATATTTTTTCCAACTTTAATTAAAGAGGGTATCACAACTATTGTTGACATGGGTGATACATTTGATAGTCGTAAAGGTGTAGATTTTGTATCACTTGAATGGGCAAAGAATCATTACTATGATAGATTAGCAGAATTAGGAATTACTGTTCATACAATCATTGGTAATCATACGGCATATTATAAGAATACAAATGATTTGACAGGTGTTGGACTTTTTCTGAGAGAGTATGATAATGTCAAAATATATCCAGAAGCTGAAGAAGTTAGAATTGATAAGACAAAATTTTTATTTGTACCTTGGATTAATCCTGAGAATCAAGAAAAAACATTTCAGTTGATTGAAGAAAGTAACTCTCCATGTGTCATGGGACATCTTGAGTTAAATGGTTTTATGGCAACTCGTGGTCACTTCATGGAACATGGTATGGACTCTGATGTCTTTGATAAATTTGAAAAAGTTTATTCTGGACACTATCACATGAGATCAAATAAGGATAATATTTTCTATCTGGGTAATCCATATGAAATGTATTGGAATGATGTAAATGATCGAAATCGTGGATTTCATTTATTTGATACTGATACGTTAGTTCATGCGCCAGTTAATAATCCATATCAATTATTTCATAATTTATACTATGAAGATACACCACATCAAATGTTGGATATCACAAAGTATGATCAAAAAATACTAAAGGTAATTGTTCGTAAGAAATCAGACCCAAAACAATTTGAAAGGTATATTGATAAACTTTACTCATCAAATTTAGCGGAACTTAAGATTGTTGAGAACTTTGATTTTACAGAGGGAGAAGAGTTTGAAGCAGATGAATCTGAAGACACAATATCTTTGTTAAATAGATATATACAGGAGTCTGAAGTTGATTTAGATAAATCTGTGATTACAGAAATACTTCAAGACGTTTATCGGGAGGCCTGTGAGGTTGAGTAATGTTTATCTTAGCGGTTAAAGGATACGAAGAAGATGGTGCTTTCTCTATTGAGAATGATGATGGAGATAAAGTGCTTTTGATGTTTGAGGAGGAGGATGATGCGGATAGATATGCTGAGTTAATATCAATTGAAGATGATTATCCAGAGATGAGTGTGATAGAGATAGATGATTTCGTGGCAATGAGGGCTTGCGAAATGCACGATTACATGTATAATATAATTAGACCAGACGATATCGTGGTTCCCCCAAAGAATGATTTGTTTCAAAAAGATAAAATGGCGTACTTTGCTGTCTACTGGTAATCAGTGGACTGAGATTGATCTAAATAAAAAATCGAATACAGTTATTATTGGGACAAATGGTGCTGGTAAGTCTACCATGTTAGATGCACTTACTTTTGTTCTATTCAATAAACCTTTTCGTAAGATTAATAAATCTCAACTTGTAAATGCCACAAATGAAAAAGACTGTGTAGTCGAACTTGACTTTACAATTGGATCAACTGATTGGTTTATTCGTAGAGGTATCAAACCGAATATATTTGAGATTCATCGTAACGGACAATGATGAATCAATCTTCTGCTGCCAATGATCAACAGAAATGGTTAGAACAAAATGTTGTGAAGATGAATTATAAGTCATTCACACAAATCGTCATACTAGGTAGTAGTACATTTGTTCCATTCATGCAATTATCAGGATCAAATCGAAGAGAAGTCATAGAAGATTTGTTAGATATCAAGATATTTTCAGCGATGAATAATATTATTCGAGATAAGATAAGAGATAAAAAAGATGCAGTTAGAACTCTAGAGTTAAAAAAAACATCTCTGAAAGAAAAGTTAGAGATGCAACAAAACTTTATGGAGGAGATTGAAAAGAGAGGTAAAGAAAGAATAGATTCTAAAAAAAATAAGATAAAAGATTTAGATGAGGAAATAGATCATCATTCAATATCAAATAAAGATATGCAAGATGAAGTATCTAACTTAATCAAGAAACAAGAGAAATATGTAGGCGCCAGTAAGAAACTTAAAGAGTTGGGGAATCTAAAGGGAAAGATATCAAACAAAGCATCAACAGTAAAGAAAGAACATAAGTTCTTCAGTAAGAATACGGTATGTCCTACTTGTACACAAGATATAGATGAAAAGTTTAGGCTAAATAAACTTGACGAAGCCCAACAGAAAGCTAAAGAACTCCAATCTGGTTATCAAGAACTAGAAAAAGCAATAACAAACGAAGAAGAAAGGGAACGTCAATTTGTTCAACTCACTAAGACATCAACCAAACTCACGAATGAAATTTCTCAAAACAATGTTAAGATCTCTGGATGCCAAAAACAAATCAGAGAACTTGAATCAGAAATTCAAACTATTACCAATCAACTTGAAAACCGAAATTCTGAACATGAGAAACTAACTGAATTTGACCAAAAACTCAAAGAGACTTATGAATCTTTAGGAGAGAAGAAACAGGAAATACTACATCATGACTTTGCCTATTCACTTCTCAAGGATGGTGGCGTAAAGTCCAAGATCATCAAAAAGTATCTACCACTTATCAATCAACAGGTTAATAAGTATCTCAGGATGATGGACTTCTATATTAATTTCAAACTTGATGAAGAGTTCAATGAAACTATTCAATCTCCTATTCATGAGGACTTCTCATATTCATCCTTCAGTGAAGGTGAAAAAATGAGAATCGATCTAGCACTTCTCTTCACATGGAGGGAGGTTGCTAGATTTAAAAACTCAGTCAACACAAATCTACTTATCATGGATGAAGTATTTGATAGTTCACTTGATGGATTTGGAACAGAAGAATTTTTAAAGATAGTAAAATATGTAATCAAGGATGCAAACGTATTTGTGATATCTCACAAACAATCTCTACATGATAGATTTGAAGACCTAATACAGTTTGAGAAGGTCAAAGGATTTAGTCGTATGACATAAATAAAATTAAAGTACGGTAATCCGCATGATACTAGAGGAGGCATGTCACTCACTTAAGTTAGAATGTGCGTTAAGAGATTTAGGTTTTGTTGACATTGGTTGGAAATGTGTAGCACATGCAGGCATATTCTTTATTCAACCAGTGGGATTTCCAGATTATCCTGATGGAGAACTCTTAGGATTTTCTTTAACATTACCTAATACTCATGATATGCGTAGAGTTCGTTTGATGCGAACTGCAAAGAGAGCATTAGACTATGCGACAGGTGTAGACGATTAAATTAGTGGCACAATCACTGTTTCTATTTTGTGCTGAGGAATTATAATAAGGACATATACGAGAGGTTTAGATGTCCATCCAACAAGAAATTAAATCACAACTTGCAAAGTTACTCGCTACAGAAGATTTGATTGTAGAACACAAACAAGTCGAAACTGCAAGTTTCAATGTCGAGACAAGAGTTTTAGTTCTTCCTCTATGGGAGAAGGCATCAAGTGAAGTTTATGATATGTTAGTTGCACATGAAGTGGGTCATGCATTATTCACTCCATGTGAAGATTGGTTAGAGAGATATCCAGAGATACCACCATCATTTGTAAACGTGGTTGAAGATGCTCGTATTGAGAAGTTAATGAAGCGTAAGTATGCTGGTCTTCCAAAGACATTCTTCACTGGATACAAAGAACTACAAGGAATGGACTTCTTCAAGTTGAGTGATATTGATGTGAATGATATGGGTATCGCTGACAGACTAAATTTATATTTCAAGATTGGTAACTTTATTGACATCGACTTCAACGAAGAAGAAAAGACTTTTGTAAGCATGATCAAGTCAGCAGAAACATTTGAAGATGTTCTTGAGTATTCAAAAGTTATCTGGGAGTATGCAAAAGAAGAATTAGAAGAGAAGAAAAAAGAACAAGAAAAGATCGAAGCGATGAATCCAAAGACTGAGATGGAAGATGGTGATGGTGATAATGA